CATTCCCGCCTATGACGGCAAGCTGAACATCAAGACCGCATTTGCACTGGCGCAGTTAATGCCCAAAGCAATGAGTCTTGGTGTGTCCGTCACGTTGTCTGATTTGTCCAACTGCTCCATCATTACGATGGCGCGTAATGCCTTAGTGCATGAATTTTTAAAGACGGACTGCACAGAACTTCTGTTCATTGATGCAGACGTAATTGTTACTCCAGACGACATCATGAGGCTGATGGCCCAGAGTGGTGGTATGGACGTAACTGCTGGCGCGTATCCACGTAGAGCCAAGGATGCTAAGTTCTTTGCGGATGTGTACTACGACGACAATGGCGACCTAGAGTTTGAAGGTTCGTTGATGCGCTTAAAGCGTGCCCCTACAGGGTTCATGTTGATACAGCGTCATGTCATTGAACGTTTGGTAGAAGCACATCCAGAGTGGACTTACGAAAAATCCCCAACAGAAAAAATGTCAGCAGTGTTTGACTTTGCTATTGTGGATGGCAAATATGTTGGCGAAGATTATTTGTTCTGCGACCGCGCAACACAAATGGGCTTTAAAATTTACATCGATGTGGACATTAGCTTGCCACACGTTGGCCAAGAAATATTTGAACGCAACTTCCGTGAAGAAGTTGTAATGCCAATGTTGGAAAATATTTATCAGTACAAACTGAAAGTCGTAAATGGCTAAAACTGCAGCATGGACGAGAAAAGAAGGCAAGAACCCCAAGGGTGGCTTGAACGCGAAGGGGCGGGCCTCTGCGAAAAAGCAAGGCATGAACTTGAAACCGCCCCAGCCCGAAGGTGGCGCACGCCGCGACTCTTTCTGCGCCAGAATGACAGGGATGAAGAAGAAATTAACGAGCGAGAAGACGGCCAAAGACCCGAACTCTCGAATCAATAAATCGTTACGTGCATGGAATTGCTGAGGTGTTGCGTGGCTGAAAAATTTAAAAGTGTGCTGGAAAAATACGATGAAAAAGGTAATCGTCGTATACCTACGGCTGAAGAAGATGCAATTGAGCGGGACACTACATTAGAGGGCTTGCTTATTGGCCCCGGTAGAGCAGCCGCTTCCACAATAAAAAACGCACTTAATAAAAAAGCCCAGTCGCGTAAGTTTGATACTCCAGAAATTGGATCAAATGTTCCACCATCTGGTCTTGATCCTTGGAAAAATGTTGGGTTTAACAAAAACCCTAGAGAAATTTTGGCTGAACGAGAAGCGCAAAGCAATAAAATCTCAACAATAAAAGCCGCAAACAGAGCCGCTGAAAAAGGTGCGCGACGTTTTTATGGTGAAACGGCGGGGGAAATTGCAAACGACAAAATGAACGCTGCTGGGGACACGTACAAAAAAGGCGGTAAAGTTTCTGCCTCTAGCCGTGGTGATGGTATTGCTAAACGTGGTAAAACTAGAGGCAGGTATTTGTAATGGACTTGATGGTTTGGAACGTTCTTCTGTCGTTTGCCTCAGCACTGTTGCTGTTCTGGGTAAAGGTGTCGCACGACGAAGTAAAACGTTTGAGTATTCTCTTGAGTAAGACTCGGGAAGAAAACGCTGAAAAGTTTGTAACTAAAGCCGATGTGCACAACGACATCAACCGAGTGTTAGCGCGTCTTGATCGCCTCGAAAGCAAGATTGACGACTTTATGAAGGAGCAACGCAGTGCCCTCGGTTAGTAAGAAACAACACAATTTCATGGCGGCGGTGGCTCACAACCCAGCGTTTGCTAAGAAAGCAGGCGTCCCACAGTCCGTGGGAAAAGATTTTTCAACGGCTGATAAAGGCCGCAAATTTTCAAAAGGTGGAACTATGGCTAAGAGCGACATGAAAGAAGACATGGCAATGGATTTGAAACAAGACAAGTCCATGATGCAAAAGGCTGTGAACAAACACGAAAGTCGTTTGCACAAAGGTCAGCCTATGACTAAGTTTGCTAAAGGTGGCGTAACCCGCGCTGATGGCTGCGTGACTAAAGGCCACACCAAAGGCACTATGGTCAAGATGGCTGGTGGCGGCTATTCTTGCTAAGGAATATCATGAAAAGACGTTTTAACGACGGCGGTATTTATACTGCCGAAATGGGTCAGCCCCCAACAGACCCTGAAGGCGTACCGGCGGTTAAAAAATCTGCGGCTAAAACTCCCCCACCTAAAAAGCCTATGCCCCCCAAGGACACAGTGTTTCGTGAGGGCATGCCTGTACCCCAAGACATTGATGGTAAATCTGCCCCTCGTAAATCGTCCCAAGAACTAATGCAAGAGTATCGTGCTGAGAAGAAGGGCGTCCCCGTTGGCGAAATGCGTAAGAAAGCCGGTGCTGAATACGACAAGAAGATGAAGGCGGGTGAGTTTTACAGCAAGGGCGGTTCTGTCGGCTCTGCTGCTAAACGCGGTGATGGTATTGCTAAAAAAGGCCACACCCGTGGCAGGATGATTTAACATGTTAGCAAGTCGCGGCATGGGCGCTATCGACCCCTCTAAAATGCCTAAAGGCGTTGTGAAGAAACGCCGTGACAACACGGACTTCATGGAGAACGGTGAGATGAAGTCTCGTCGCGACGATACTGACTTTACGCAGTATGCTGAAGGTGGCGCTGTCAATGAGGCAGGTAACTACACTAAGCCCAGTTTGCGTAAACGAATTGTGTCGCAGGTAAAAGCCGCAGCAACCCATGGCACAGGTGCAGGTCAGTGGTCAGCACGTAAAGCGCAACTTGTTGCAAAGAAATATAAGGAAGCCGGTGGAGGATACAGAGATTGAAAGCACCGCAGAAATCGCTAAAAGATTGGGGTGACCAGAAGTGGCGCACCAAGTCTGGAAAGCCGTCGAGTAAGACGGGGGAGCGGTATTTGCCCGAGGCCGCAATCAAATCTCTATCACCAGCGGAGTATGCTGCTACAACCAAAGCCAAAAGAGCAGGTAAGGCAGCAGGCAAACAGTTTGTAGCCCAACCCAAAACTATTGCAAAGAAAACGGCAGGATTTAGATGACCACTACCGGCACAAACCTTTTTAACATGGACTTCACGGAGATTGCCGAGGAGTCTTGGGAGCGTGCGGGTCGTGAAATGCGTTCTGGCTATGATCTGCGCACTGCGCGTCGTTCTATGAACCTGATGACCATTGAGTGGCAAAACCGTGGCATCAACATGTGGACAATTGAGGAGGGAACCATCCCCCTTGTACCGGGGCAGAACACGTACGCCCTGCCCAACGACACCATTGACTTGTTAGAGCACGTTATCCGTACGGGTGGCAACACAGCGTCTACACAAGCCGATCTCACTATCACACGTATCAGTGTATCTACCTACGCCACTATCCCTAACAAGTTAGCGGCGGGTCGCCCCATTCAAATTTGGGTGCAACGTATGAGTGGTGAGACAAGCCCTACCGGAACTACTCTGGTAGGCACGATTACGTCCACAGCCACAACAATCACAGTGGCTAACGCGTCAAATCTAGCAGGAACTGGCTTCATTAAACTAGACGACGAAATAATTAACTACGGATACATCACAGGGAATACCCTATACAACTGTTTCCGTGGGCAGCAAAACACTACGGCAGCGGCGCACACTACGGGCGCGACTGTCTACAACCCCAACGTACCAGCCGTGACGTTGTGGCTCACACCTGATAACTCGCAACAGTACACGCTTGTGTATTACCGCCTACGCCGCATTCAAGATGCAGGGGCTGGTGTAGAGACAGCCGACATGAATTTCCGCTTCCTGCCGTGTGTGGTGGCTGGCTTGGCCTACTATATTGCCATGAAGGTGCCAGAATTGATGCAGCGCCTCCCAATGCTTAAAGAAGCGTATGACACACAGTTTGACCTTGCCGCAGGTGAAGACCGCGAAAAGGCTGCAATTCGCTTTGTACCCCGCCGTCAATTCCTTGGAAGTGGTGTGTAATGGGAAATAGGTTTGCTTCTGGCAAGATAGCCATTGCGATATGTGATCGCTGTGGTTTTCAGTTTCGCCTACGCAACCTTAAAGAAGAAATTATCAAGACCAAGCGGTTTAACATCTTGGTCTGCAATGAGTGCTGGGACCCCGATCAGCCGCAGTTACAGTTGGGTATGTATCCCGTGGATGACCCACAGGCTCTACGCAACCCGCGTAGGGATACAACGTATGTAACGTCAGGCATAAATGCTGGCGGTAGTCTGTCGGGCGGTTCGCGGGACATTCAGTGGGGTTGGAACCCCGTTGGGGGTGGAAGATTTTTTGACGTCGATTTAACGCCAAACTACTTGGTGGCAACGACATTTGTTGGTACAGTAACGGTAAGTTAAGGAGATCACTATGGCATACACACGATCAGCAGACGGCATCGCCAAAAAAGGCAAGACCGAAGGCAAAAATTTGGGCAATAGCGGCCCCGCAGTTGGCATTATGACTGGCGGAAAAGGTCGCTCTGGCGGCGGTAAAACTAACGCAGACATGAAGACTATGGGTCGTAACTTGGCCAAAGTCGCTGCACAAAAGCGAGGTTAATATGGCCACAGTAAATAACAAGCCCGCATCTTCTTACGCCAAACCACACACTATGAGTGGCAAGGGTGTGACTGTTGCTGCAAACCCCGGTAGTGGCCCTAATCGCAGCAAAGCAGACACCGTTGACATGAGCATTGGCGCTATTAGCAAATCTGCTGGTAACGAGCCAATTAAAACGTCGGGTATCATGGTGCGTGGCGGTAAAGCCCAAACCAAAGGCAGAATGGCACGTGGCCCCATGGCCTAAGAGGTAGACATGAACTACACCGAGTTAAAAGCCCAAATTAAAAATATCTGCGAAAATCAATTCGACGATACGACTTTGGCTATGTTCACGCAGCAAGCGGAACAAAAGATTTACAACTCGGTGCAGATTGCTAACCTGCGTAAAAACGTAACGGGTGTTTTGTCTTCTGGCAATAAATACCTTGCGTGTCCCGAAGATTTTTTATCGACGTATAGTATTGCGGTGTACCCTGCATCGGGTACAGGTGATTACTTGTTCTTACTTAACAAAGACGTCAACTTCATTCGTGAAGCGTATCCCAACGCTACGTCTACAGGTAAGCCAAAACATTACGCTATCTTTGGCCCACAGTCCGCAAACGTCAACGAGTTGTCATTCATTCTTGGCCCTACACCAGACGCCAACTACAACGTTGAGTTGCATTACTACTATTACCCCGTGTCTATTGTGACCGCTGGTACGACATGGCTTGGTGACAACTTTGACAGCGCACTTCTTAACGGTGCATTGGTTGAAGCGTTGCGATTCATGAAGGGTGAAGCTGCTGATACTGTCGTGTACGATAAGTTGTATCTACAAGCACTGACGCTGCTCAAGAATTTGGGTGATGGTAAACAACGCGCCGATGCTTATCGTGATGGTCAATACAGGATGCCCGTAACATGAGTAGCATTCTCCAAACACAAACAACAAGTTTTAAAACTGAGTTGTATAAAGGCATTCATAATTTACTTACGGATTCGCTCAAGATCGCTTTGTACACCGCAGAGGCCAATTTGAATGAAGCCACCACTGCGTACGATTCAACCAATGAAGTTACTGGCACCGGATACGTTGCAGGTGGAGTGGCCTTGACTGGTGTAACCATTAACTCTTCTGAATTTACGGCTTATGTTGATTTTGCGGACGTGGTGTTTAACGCATCAGTGACTGCACGTTGCGCGTTAATTTATAACAACACAGTTGTTGGTAAGCCTTCTATTGCGGTGTTGGACTTTGGGTCTGACAAAACATCAACCAATTTCACCATCACAATGCCTGCTAACACCGCCACGGCAGCATTGATCCGTTCTTCTAACTAAGGAGTCACCATGACTATTGACAAAATGACTGCCACCGACATGGTGCAAGCATCGACCAAATACAACACAATGCCTGAAGACACAATGTCTATTCAAGGTCACTACACTGCCGTCTGCTATAGCGCAGATGGTTTTGTTAAATGGGCCGATGACATTGAAAACTTGGTCACTACAGTGGGCAAGAACTTTACACTGGACACCACGCTGGGTAACACTGCTGGTGGTGCAGTTGTAATGGGTCTTAAAGGTACAGGTACAGCGGTTGTAGCCGATACGCAAGCCTCACATGCAAGCTGGTTAGAAGTTGGTTTGGCTAATGCTCCTACATATTCAGGCAACCGTCCTACACCATCTTTTAGCGCAGCTTCTTCTGGTAGCAAGACAACATCTTCTGCGGTGTCGTTCTCCATTACCGGTACAGGTACTGTTGCAGGTTGCTTCATTAACATCGGTGGTAGCGCAACTAAAGACTCAACCACTGGCACATTGTTCTCTGCTGGAGACTTTTCTAGTTCTAAGTCTGTTGTTTCTGGTGACACCATTGCTGTTACTTACACTGCTACATTGACCTAAACATGGCCGCCGGATGGGGTGATAATGCTTGGGGTGACTTAGGTTGGGGCGGAGTTACCGCCTACGATGTAAGCATTACCGAGTATGTAACTCCAGCTACGGCTTGGGGGGCTGACACTTGGGGGGCTAATCCTTGGGGTGGCACAGTCCCCATGTTTGAGACTCAAGAAGCCACAGTAGCATTTGGGGCTTCAGTTACCGAGACAGCAGCCATTACGGATGCCCAGTCAGCTATTACGGCGTTTACTGGGGCAATCACTGAGACGGCGGCTATTACTGATTCTAATACGGCTACAACAGCTTACGGGGAGTCGGTAACAGAAACGGCAGTCACATCGACTACAGAGACAGCAGGGGCTACATTCCCAGTATCAATTACTGAAACAACTCCTTTAACAGAAGCCCAATCAGTAGCGGCAACATTTGCCAAGTCAATTACTGAGACTGCGGCGACTTCTACGACAGAATCTGTGGCGGCTACGTTTGCTCAGACAGTGGCAGAAGCCATGTTGATTCAGGACAACGCAACAGCTACAACGGCGTACACGGCCATTGTTTCTGATTCTGTACCCACTTCAACAACTGAATCCGTGCAGGTTGATTACACTGCTTCAGTCACTGAAACCAATCCAATCTTAACGGTTGAGGAAGCTGTAGCTATATTTGTAGCAAGCGTAACGGAATCAGTTGCTATCTCAGAGCAGCAGTTGTTTACATGGCTGGCTGATATTATTGAGACAATGGCTACGTCTGACGCTACAACAGTCGGAACGTACTATCAAGAATTTATTGCAGAGCTTGCGGCTATCACGGATAATCCACAAGCGGCTACTGTATACAATGTGAGCAGGTCTGAAGCGGCGGTTATTACATCCACAGAAACAGGACGAAATTTGTGGGAAGTAATAGATGACACAGAGACTGCAAACTGGCAGAATATCAGCAATCCACAAACACCGGGCTGGTCGGATGTTGATAACACAGAAACGCCCGGTTGGACACAAATTTCTACTCAGTAGGAGCAATAGATGGCAAATACATCGCTAATCGGACTATCCCTCCCGGCAACAGGCACACTGTCCGGTCAATGGGGCGACACAGTTAACAACGCCATTTCGCAGATTATTGACGTTGCCGTGGCTGGCACGCAGACAATTTCCACTGACGCAGACATTACGCTGACTTTGACCACAGGCACATACGCAAGTACAGGTCTAACGGCTAATAGCTCTCAGTACGCTGTGATCTTATGGACAGCGGGCGGTACAGTTACTCGCACCATTACAGTCCCCGCACAGTCTAAAACCTATGTTGTCATCAACAAAACGTCTAGCACCCAGTCAATTACCATCCAAGGTGTGACCGGCACTGGCGTTACTGTAGCGGCGGGTACTCGGGCTATTGTGGCTTGGGACGGCACTAACTTTGTCAATGTGGGCGGTGGCTCTGCGGCAGGTTCTAACACGCAGGTTCAGTTTAATAGCTCTGGCGCTTTTGGTGCCTCTTCCGCTTTAACATGGGACGGCACAATCCTATCGGCTACTAGATTTGCAGGTGCTTTAAATGGTACCGTGGGCGCTACAACCCCAGCGGCTGGCGCATTTACTACCTTGACAGCTACGACTCCGGTAGCGGCTACATCTGGTGGTACAGGTCAATCTAGCGCGTTTACGCAGTATGGTGTGACTTATGCCGCTAGTACAACTGCATTGGCTACCACGGCGGCTGGTACAGCAGGCTATGTTTTGACTGCCAATTCTGGCGCAGCCCCCACTTTCCAAGCTCTCCCGGTTTCCGGCGTAACACAAGCCAAAGCCACAATGATTAACTTTATATTTAGCATCTAAGGAGCTAACATGGCCAACCCAAATCTCTTAGCCGCGACCACAGCCTCCGGCACAACCACATACTACACACCCGGCGGCACAACTGCTTTGGTTTTGGTAACTAATGCTGCTTCTAGCGGAACAGTTTTAAAAATCAACCAACTCGTAGCGGCTAACGTGAGTGGTTCTGCGGCTGTTAACGCCACAGTATCTATCTACACCAACGGCGCAGTGGCTCAAGGTTCTGCCCCATCAGGCGGTACGGCCTACCCAATCGTATCTGCGGTATCTGTGCCATCTAATGCTTCATTGATTGTTGTGGACAAGACTACGCCTATCTATCTGATGGAAGGCTCTTGCATCTCCATTACATCTGGTACAGCAAGCGGTATCACTTATAGCGTCAGCTACGAAGTTATCTCTTAATAGGGGTACAACATGTCCCTACGCTATAAAGGCGGGGTAATTTCCGCTACTCCACCAACAACCTCGACCAGTACGGCTATAGGTATTTGGTCGGCTACTCAAATGATGCAAGCTAAAGCGGCTGGTACTTGGCCCTCGCCTCCTGTACTTGCTGACATTTTGGTAGTAGCGGGCGGCGGGGCTGCCGGAGCCGGTGTTGATGGTGGAGGGCATTCCACAATGAGTGGCGGCGGCGGTGCTGGTGGTTACAGAACACTTACAAGTACTACGCTATCTGGAAGCTATACAGTTACTATTGGCGCTGGTGGCTCTGGTAGCACACATACCAACGGCAGTAACTCTTTAATTGGGTCTTTACTAACTTCTACTGGAGGCGGTAGGGGTGGTGGTGGGTCTGACACATTAACTGGGCAAGCTGGAGGCTCTGGCGGCGGCGGTGCTGGCGGCGATAATGGTACTTCAACCCAAGGCGGTGCTGGAAATACCCCATCAACAAGCCCATCTCAAGGAAGTAATGGTGGAAGATGTAGTGTTAATATAACTTCTGCTGGCGGCGGCGGCGGCGGCGGTGCAAGTGCTGTTGGCGGAAGTACAAATGGTGGTAATCAAAATGCTAATGGTGGTAATGGGTCAACTTGGGTTAATGGTAGTACTTATGCCGGTGGCGGTGGCGGTGGCCCAAGCGGTGGTGGCGGTACTGGTGGTGGCGCGAATGGTGGCGATGGTGTAAATATCAATTCGGGTACGGCAAACACTGGCGGTGGCGGTGGTGGAAATGGTTATGCTACCCTAAATGGTGGTAACGGGGGTTCTGGAATAGTTATTGTTAGAGCGCTTGGTACTGCTACATCAACTACTGGATCGCCAACAGTTACAACATCCGCCCCTTATACCTATTACGCATTTACCTCTTCAGGTTCAATCACATTCTGAGGCACAACATGGCACATTTTGCAAAAGTAATAAATGGCGTAGTCACACAAGTTATTGTGGCCGAGCAAGACGTTATTGATTCAGGTATGTTTGGTATGGGTTGGGTTCAGACTTCGTATAACACAAGCGGTGGTCAGCACCCAGAAGGCCGCCCATTACGTAAAAACTATGCGGGAGTTGGGTCTATATACGATGCTCAACGAGACGCATTTATGTTACCCAAGCCGTATCCATCATGGGTATTGGATGAAGAAACTTGCTGGTGGGCTGCGCCTATTGCGTACCCAATGGGGGATGTTTATTACGTTTGGGACGAGGCGGTTTTAAACTGGGTCTTACCTGAAAACTTAACGCCACCAGTTGAACAGCCAATCATTATTGAAACTGCTGGAAGCTATCTTGATCTTCCCGTGGAAGAAGTAGTCATTGTTGATTCAACCAACATGGCCAGCGCAGACAGCATTTCAACTTCTGCTGACAGCATTTCAACTTCTGCTGACAGTATTTCAACTTCTGCTGACAGTATTGTGATTGAGTTGAGTTCTAATGGCGCAGATTCAGTGCCCGGAGGCGTTTAATGTCCAAGCGATATCCCGGTGGTTTAATTACCAAAACTCCAGTTGTACCGACAAGCCTAAGTGCGCCCGGGATATGGAGTCTTAGCGACCAAGCGGCGGCGCAGGCTACGAATACATGGCCTTTCCCCCGTGACCCACAGTTTAACTATGTGACCATGTTGCTACACGGTGATGGCTCTGCTGGCGCGGTAGCTATGGGTTCTGGTGCTGGTACGTCTTCTACAGTTACCAACTTTAACGCTGACGCATCGACAAACAACTTCAACGTCACCATCAATGGTGATGCACGGTCTAACAACTTTACGCCTTATCAAGGTACTGGGTACTACAGCAACTATTTTGATGGTTCTAGCGCTTATCTTAGTATTGCAACCAATGCGGGTTTTGGAATGGGTACAGGAGACTGCACACTTGAATGTTGGTATTTTCCATTAAATTCAACTGTAGGTATTCAAACACTTATTAACATAAGAACAACAAATACAGGTGTTCCAGTTAATATTGGAGTAACTGCTTCTGGTGCACCTTACGCATATAACGGTACACAATACAGTGGGTCAACTGTTTCAAATAATAGTTGGAATCACATTGCTTTAGTTAGAAATGGAAGCGGAACCAATAATTGCAAATTATATTTAAATGGCACTCAAGTAACTCAATTTACAGATACAGCAGATTGGGGTTCAACTGATACTTGCGTTATTGGAAGAAATACTGGTTTGGCAACTGAGTATGCTTATGGTTACATATCCAACGCCCGTGTGGTCAAAGGAACGGCTGTTTACACGGCGGCGTTCACGCCAAGTACAACCCCATTAACAGCAGTTAGCGGCACATCATTATTGACTTGCCAATCTAACCGCTTTGTTGACAACAGCGCAAGCCCATTGACAATCACAGTTAACGGCTCACCCCAAGTATCCCCCGCCATACCGTTCACTTTGCCAAGCAGTGTGGCGACATACGGCTCTGGGTATTTTGATGGAACGGGCGACTATTTGGGTGTAACGGGCGCTACGACTGCTTTGGCTTTTGGTTCTGGTGACTTCACAATTGAACTGTGGGCATACATTCTACAAACAACGCCAGAGCAAATGCTTATTGATTGGCGACCAGCAGGGACGCAAACAACTCAGCCACTAATTTATGTAACAAGTGCTGGTGTTCTTGCTTACTATGTAAGTGCGGCTAACAGAATTACTGGTGCAACATTGATAACGGGTCAGTGGTATCACATTGCGGTTTCTCGTAGCGGTACAAGCACAAAGATGTTTTTAAATGGAGTGCAGACTGGTTCTACTTATACGGATACAACTGTATACACCAACACTTCAACTAGGCCTCTAATTGGCTTAGATGGAAATACTGGTAATTCTGGCTATCTTAAAGGCAACGTAACTGATGTTCGTACTCTTACAGGTACTGCGCTTTACACAACTACATTCACGCCTCCCACAACCCCACTCACAGCCATTACCAACACATCCCTGCTCACCACTCAATTCAACGGTGGCGGCAACAACAGCGGCTTTAAAGACAGCGGCCCGTTTAATTTCCCAATCACCCGCAACGGCAATACAACCCAAGGCACATTCACGCCTTACTCGGCTGATTGGTCTAATTACTTTGATGGAACTGGTGATAGGCTTACAGTG